GTCGTATGTTAAGGAGAACGGCTATAACTTCTTTAGAAAAAGGAGTTTGAGAGCAGCCCTTACAAATACGATTTCCAACATGGTTGACAGAGTTAAGTATTATATATTTACATTACTCTGGGTACCGGCGATCTTTTATACTTTCTTTCAATATATCTATGGTGGCGTCAAACACCTAGCTATAATCTTTGATTCACTTAGTATACTGTCTTTATTCCTGTTACTTCTAGTTTTTATAAACAGAACTGCTAGGACACAGGAAATTCCTTTCCATGAACAATTGGATATGTCGATACGATGTGATAGGAAGACTTTGACCAGTAACGGGTCACTGCCATACCTCTGGGGACCACTTAAAATAGATTCCAAATTTAAGACAGCCGGTCTTGAGCTTGACCCAGACAAAGTATTGATTATTGATCAGGATGGTAGACCAGTCCGTGATTCTCAAGGTACAGTAGCAGTTGGTATGAACTTTAGTGTTGTGCCATTTGTTTACAGACCTTCGCAGAAAAATGGAGTGAAAGCTGCCATAACTAGAGTGAAGGTGAAGACCCCTAAAATGGACGAAGAACGGTGGGGCGAAGGTGTTTCATTGTTTGCACCTTACATTAATGTAACATGGGACGGAGACTTTGTATTAAATAGTCCTGATCCTGATGCTGACACAAATGATTTCAAAAAAGTGACCAAGGAGGAATGGTTAGCTAGATTTCCATTGAATAAAAGGAACCGAATAATTGAAGCAGGTGAAAAAGTTAAGGCTGGTGCCATTAACAAAAAACAATTCAATTATACCGGTTTTGTTAAACAGGAAAAACAGCTAGGGTATACACCAGAAGACTGGGAGTGTCAAAAACCCAGAATGATATATGCCATTGACTGGTTCACCAAATGGATCTTTGGAACCTGGTTTTACAATTATGCCATATGCATAAAACATTTACTAAATCCTAAGTGCAGGGTCTGGTACTGTAGTGGATATGGTGTTGATGTTTTCAACAAATGGTTTTCTGACGCTATACTAGAATTAGGAAAAGTATTGTATGTATGTTCAGACTTTTCTAAGTACGATATTACACAAGTACTCAGAGTAATCATTGATAATTGTAAAAGGTACGAGAAAGCAGGTGTCAAGTATGTCCACGACCAAGCGTGGAAGTGGTACAAAGAGGCCAAAAAATACACTAAACTCTATGGTAATGGGTTTAGAATGAAGTTCGCAGGTGCGCAGAAATCAGGGGATTTAGACACCAGTTTAGCGAACACCATTAATGTAGGCAACTCTATTGTATCATTTTACATCAAACATGACTTGTTAGACAAATCTAGGATAGCAATACTGGGTGATGATAACTTTACAATAATATCCACAGATGCGGTTCTGAAGAAATTTGAATCAATAGAACTGTTTCAACAGAAATTGACCGAATGGGTAACAGGCTGTGGATTTGTATTCAAATGTTTAGTTACTGAAAAACCAGTATATGCAGAATTTCTCTCAATGAAATTTTATCCTGTTGATGGAGGTTGGGCTGTGGGTAAGAAACCAGGAAGATGTTTAGCTAAAATTGGACATATGTTAAAGAAAAATGATGCTAAACGTGATTATAGGGCAATGTACAAAGGCACACTATTATCATACCTACCAACCGCAAATCACGTACCATTTCTTAGAAAATATATAAAAGTGGCTCTAGAACACTTGACTGATGTTAATGCTACATTTGATCATCTGGACTGGAGTGCACTATTACATGAACAAAATGCAACTATCCATGAGGCTAATGTGGATACTTGGGATTATTTTCAGGAAACGTATGATTTGGATGAACAAGATGAAAGTCTCTTTGAAACTGAATTGAGATCAGCAATCAAAGAGCATGGTTTCACATGTTATATTCACTCTGAGGCTGTCCTCAGCATGATTAAAACCGAAGCCATCCTCTAAAAGAGGCATAGCCACCATTCAAGCTTGGTGGCCATTAGATTATATCAAATCTATAAAAAGATAATGGCGAAACAGAAACAGAAGAAAAGCTTTAAGAGTAAAGCAAAGCAAAACAAATCCAAAAGGCGTAGACAGAAGAAAACTGTCACCATGCCGAGGGCAAAAGGAACCATTACTGGTACCAGTGGAAAATTCAATGAGATCAGAGTTAAGCATAAGGAGTTCATAACTGACTTAGTTACAGACCAGGCTAACTCTTGGAGGACTACATTGGAGGTGAACCCTGGACTAGAAAGTTGCTTTCCATGGCTTAGTAGGATTGCGGCAGCGTTTGAAAATTATGTTTTCAATTCATTGACCTTCAATTTTATTACTGCGATGGGGACCAATAATAATGGCGCAATAGCACTTGTACCTGATTATGACCCTGATGATGATAACACAAATCAAGATAAGACTAAGTTGATGTCTTATGCTGACAGCAAAAGGGGACCAATCTGGTATGACTTGGCAATGAAATCCATGACAAAGAATCTGAGGAAGAAGAAGGAATATGTTACAAGATTGAGGAGTACCACTGAACCTAAGAAATTGTTCGATGTCTGTAGTTTGATAGTACTGGTGACAGGACTAGAAACAGCTACTAATGTTGGAGAACTCTGGGTTGAGTATGATATTACATTAATAACACCTCAACTAGAACCTGAACCAACTGAATCTATGGTAATTATGAACGAATTCCAAACTTCAGTTAGTGATCCCTTCATGTATGGAGTCATTCCAAAGAACACTATTGGCGGATCTATTATTAACTCAACAAGAATCCAAATATGTGAAAAAGGTGACTACCTGATGGAGTTTAGAACTGGAACGACCGAAACCTGTGGTGAAGAAAGCATTTATGACCCAACTGTACATTCAAGTTCCAAAGTTACAGCAAGCATTCAAAATGTGACCAAGATGGAAACATCTGATTTTAAAGGTCAAATTGGACAGTGGGTTATAACAGCAATTGGAGCAGGGATTAGTTTGGCTTTCCCTTTAGTGATTGAGTGGTTAGGTTTAGGCTATGGTAACCAAATGGGTGGACATTACACCTTGAGGTACATAGACCAACCTGAACTAGCCATGTTACTAAAGGCTGCTAAGGCTCAGAAACAAAGACTGGAAAAACGCAAGGAATTATCAGAGAAGAAGGAAACTGTTAAGCGCGTTTCCGTAATCTAATGGAACCAAACAGCCAGTGATGGGCACTGAATGGTTTACAATTAAATACATCACAAGAGAGCACACTCTGCAAAAGCGCTGG